TCTGTTTCGGTGAAACTGGTACTACCCGATAACAACACCATATCTTCTACAGTTTGTAATGCAATCGGATACGCATCATCAAGTACGTTTTGCATAATAGTATTAATACCAATACGACTTCCATCATCATCGTCAAAATTATATTGAATAAGCTTTTCACCAGACCCACTTGCAAAGTTTTGATAGAGTGATGCACTATTAATTTTTATTGGGCTGGTTGGTAGTACTAATTCGTCTGACCCTTCTTGGTTAAAGATTTGACGTAATATTGGTTTTATAAATTCTGCCGGTATTAATGGGGTTGCAAATTGTTCTAATACTTTTTGTTGTGTGGTATCGGTTAATTTTAATTCTACTTCGGTGCGTGATGTTGATATTCTATTGACTTTTAAGATTCTATTGTCGTATGCACCGATTTCATCTGCAAAAAAGTTAAGTGTAACTGAATATTGCCCAGACGGTAAATCTAATCCTGGTACTTTAGCAAAATCAATATATAATAACTTACGCAAACTGTTGTCATTATATTGTAATGTTTCGGTGAAGATTGAACCACTAACATTTCGCACAACATCTGAAAATATTATAGAATTATCGGATAAACTATATAAGTTAATTTCAACATTATTTTGGAGTAACGCTTCAGAAAAATCCGCCGGAACCTCCATATCAAGTAAATCATCTTTTTTATTTGCTATAATACGAGACACCGTATATCTAGTATACGCATCTGATAGTTCTTGTAGGTTACTTTGGTAATTTTGCTGTTCTGCCATTAGTCTAACTCTTCAAAATTTTTATTGATTCTGGTTAACCATACATTATAGTCCAACTTTTCTTTGTAAATTGGAGTGTAATATACACTACGGTCCATCAATCCTTCTTCGGGCAACGTCACGGTTTGCACTGTTGCCGAATAATTAGTATGGATTGATGCACTTTGTCCAGATGCTGACACATCAAATAAAGACAATGAGATATCAATCTGTTCTTTATTGACTATACTTCCACTATCTGGACTAACACTACTTGATAAAAATGTTGTTGCCATAAATTATTTAACTTTAAATAGAGTGTCGGTGTCGATTACTCTAGAATAATCGCCGTTTACAACTTTTAATTTTAATGTATAAAATCTGCCTGGGTATAGTGGTGCTGTATCGAGAATTACATACGATCCTGTTGCGTCGGTGTTTATTTTACTATAGTTATCAAATGGTATAACAGTTGTGTTGCTTTGTACATCGACCACAGAAAAATATGATGATGTTGGTAAGTAATACTTGTTCTTATATCGTAGCACAGAATCAAATGATTTTAATGGGTATTGGTCACGAACTACCAAAGTTACCTTATCGACATCACCTTTTGTATATGTTTCTCGTAAATTAGATGCAACAACTTTTACATTTAGTGTTGAAATTGGTAATAAACTTCCCGTGACTACTGTTTGTGTTTCCCATACAACTTCTAATGTTGGTTGATGTATAGTGTGCGTTTGTGTTGAAAATATTTTAATATTTCCTTTATTTGTAGAATCTTGTTCATCGGCAATTGGAAAACGTAATCCCAACCCATGAAAGGTATTTTGTATAGATTGACTAACGAATGGTTGTAGAATGTTTGTAACATCTACGCGAATATCTTGAAGTGGGTATGATGATAGAACGACACTTTGGCTAGTTGACCCCGTTAAGAAATCACCACCCGCACTACTCCACGACACCGCAGAAGTACATCTTGCCCACGATGCACCGTCTTCTACATTTTCTATATCTTGATAAAAGAATCCACTACCTTCATCCCACGACCGAGAAACTTTATAAATAAGAATTTGTTGATTTCTCTTAACATTATCTGCATTTGCTAACTTTAAGTTCAAGAAATAACTAGCGGTTGCTGGTACACTTGCTGTGGTTGGTAATTCAAAATATAGCAACGACCGCGCTGAACCCGTTGCATATGCAGTCGAGCTAGTAGGTTCGGATATATCTATGACCTTACCTATTTCAAGTATTTCATCTAATCCAGCGTTGTTGTTTACAAACGCTTGGTATAATGTAGTATCTTTACTGGCGGTTAATATGGTTCTCATTGGGTAGCGTTTCCTATAATATCAGTTGTTGGATATTTCAACTCAAAGATACTTGGGTCGAGACTTGGATAGATAACCCCATTGATTGTGGCTTCGTCAATATTATATCGATAATTTTGATATCCAAGACCATCTCTGTATTCATATCTGTTGAAGATACGAACACTCTTTACTGTCTGGACCCCCTCTACCAATCCAATATTGTATGACAAATCTGCTAAGATGATTGGTTGATTGATGTTCCATTTACTTGTATCAAAAAAATCTTGTACAGCCCCAATACTTCGTGCGACAACATCATTTACATTGTAATTTCTTAGTACAGAGATGTCAAATTGTACGCCGATATTGATAATAAATGCATCGAGAATATTAACATCATCGGTTAACATTCTAAACTGTTCAAGATATCGTGCTAAATTTTCTTTAACCAATGTATTTAATTCATCTAAATTACCATTAGTATCATATCCTAATGTGTACAAGTTTATTACATTTGGACGCACTGGATTATCTACATACACTTTGTCATTTTGTGCTGCTAATATTCTGTTAATCTGTTCATCTCTTACTGCAAAGGCTTTTGCTATACGACCAAACCGTGAAGGTAGTGCGTAAGAACGAACTGCATAATCTTCTACAGTAACTACACGATTTTGTGCATTAAAGAACGCCAATGCGTTTTCACGAATTTCGTCTATAGATTCACCTTCACCACCGCCAGTAGCTGGTAGGTCGTTGTTAATAGTGATACTTTGCACTGCTGCATTAAATGTACTAAGTTCTGCTTGTGTATAATCCGTTGTGTCATTTAATGTGGTTGTTTCAGCTACAACATTAATTGTATTGGAAGGAGTATTGGCATTTACCCCACCGCCAACCAAATAAGTTACTGTTAGTGTTATGTTCGCTGGAGCTATTCCGTAAGCATTGCTATTAAGAAAGTTTACATTATTAATAGCTACATTACCTAATGTATCTTCTATAGTATTTCCATACTGAGAATTTGCTACTTGTCTAGAGTCTAATGTCGTATTTACTTCGGCTTCGTTATCGGTTCCCGAACCAAAGACTAATTCCATTCGTGAATCTCTGTTCAGTCTGGTAACAAATCTGCGAGGAACTCTGCGAAGTCGTAACTTAGATGATGGTAAAATTCCTGTTTCACCATTATCAGTAACATCTAGGTCATCCATAATCACATCTTGTGCTAAGTAGTCAACTTCGTACCAAGTATTACCGTTCGAATCAACCACACTTTCAATACCAATGATAGATTCCTCTGGCATTAGTACAGAGGTAAACTTTTGTGCGCTTCCAAAAGAAAATGTGGTTGTTCTTTCTTCAGCTGATACCAATAGGGCCGGTTTACTAACAATAAATGTGTCAGGATTACCACCACCAGTAAATGTATTAATTATATAGTTTTCTGCGGTAATGTCTGAGAAATATACATCCTCACCCAATCTGAATTGAACTGAGGTTTGTCCGCTTGTAGTGAATGTACTTCCCCGTGCTACTTTAATCAAATATCGTGGGTCCGGTACATAAACACCATTATCAAGTATTGCTGGTGCTAATTGATATAATGTTGCTACCACTGTAGACGGTGAAACTAATTTTGGTTTGTATCCGAGGAATTGTGAGATAGAAATGACATTTTCTTGTTGTTCAGCATATGCTAACAAGTTTTCTTTAAATTGATTATCAATATAAAATGAAAGGACATCACCAATATATGATGCCATTTCAATAAACATCATACCAGGTGAAGTTTCATTAAAATCTGAGTATGCGTTTGGGTAATATGCTTTAGCAAATTCTATTAAGTTTTGTCTAAAGTCCGTGAACGTCTTTGAGACATAATTAATTTGCTTGACATTTGGTCTTGGTTGTATAATTACTGATTGATTTGTTGCCATTTAAAACTCCAAATTAATTAAGTCTTCTAATACGACGAGCGTTTTCAAGCGCTGTAATTTCTGCTTGTGTAGGTACAGCATCTTCTGGAACTTCTGTAAACCCAACTGTTGGTGCACCAAATTGTTGTGCTGCTAATGTTATTTGGTCGGTTACATTTGGGTTATTTCTGAATCTGTATAAACATTTTATACTGATAATATTTTCATCATCTGTTTTAGTAATTTGAAAATCTATTAATTCAATAAATGGTAACCACCGGTCTACTGCTTCCGCTACTGCTAATCGAGCATTTTCTAATGTCTCTTCAGTTAATGGTTCAAATAATATTTTCCACAAGTCGCACCCCAAATCTGGTTGCCCAACCCGTTCTCCCTTCTTCGTAAGAATCAAATTCTTAAAGTTAGAACGAACTTGTTGAATTACCGTTGTTGATTGGTCAAACATTCCTGTTTGTCCTAACCGAACTGGTAATGTGATACCAATAAACTTCTGAGCCATTTATATCTCCAATCAGGTCAACTTCATTGCTTTCATTAGAGCAGAATAGTCTCTATTGATAGCTTGTAGCGTAGGATTATCTTCAGTCATACCTTGTGGAGCTTGCATTACTGGACCCACATTCTTTGATGTTGCCGTAATGGTATCACCATGGCGTTCTAGTCCCATCATTGCAGCTAGTTGACTACGAGAAAGTTTTGGTTTAGCAGTAGCTGCTTCGTTTACCTTATTTGGTTGACTACTCTTAATTTCTGCAATAGCTTCCCCAAGAACTTCTGGAAGAATCTTTTTTACGGCCTTTTCAACCGATTCTTCAATTTGTTCTTTGACCAATTCCTTGACATACGCTCTGAATAATGCTTTATCCATAATATTACCCTCTACTGGTTATTAAATCGTCCAAGAACCGTGCTTTTTGTTTCTTGGTTTTTTAACGACTGTCTATACTTGAACGGATTTTCTTGTTTTTTAAGTTCTGAATCTAATGCTTTTACAGATGCTTGTTGTTTTCGTTGTTTAATTCTGTCTATCTTAGTTTTGATATAGTTCTTAATTTGACCGTATGATGGTATTCGAGGTCTTGATGGTATAAATGAATTTACTGTTGGAAGCGTTGGTAATGCCGGTAACCCACCGGTATATGTACTTGCTGCATTTAGGGTTCGTGCTCTAACTTGGTCAATACTTCCCGTAGTAAATAATCTATCTGGTATAACCGTGTTTAGTATTGAAAACTGTGGTATTTCGGGTATATTAGCTGTTGGTATATTTCCCGCCAACGATTGGAACGAACCAGAAATATTACTGGTGTTAACTGGTAGTAAATTACTTGGTACTCCCGAAACTCCAGTAGTTGGTGGTGATATAGTTGGAAGTTCCTCTACCTCTGCTCTAAACGGATTATTTATTGGTAATAAGTTACTAGGTATTGCCATAATCAGTCGTTAGTTTTAGAAGTAAAGTTACTAGTACTATTGAATATAGCCGCTTGTGGAATGCCCGGTGCTCCGAGTTTTATCCGTAATTCAGTTATAGCTTTGACAAATGGGACTGGATTTAGTGTAGCAATAGATTTAGGTATTTCTACAATAAATGCGTCCATTAAATTCTGTAACCATGCTGCCAACTCACCGCCCAACACCATTGGTTGTGTTGTATCGTTTGGTGACGCCCCTATAAATATCTTTTTACCCGATATTATGTAGTTTCCTGAGGTTCCCTGAGCTATATCATTTGTCACATTTATACTAACAGAACGGCCTGAGAGTACCAAATCTCTGGGCGTGGATATTTCAATATCTCGTTCTGCCGTAATAAACACTGATTTTGCTGAATCTATCGTAATTGACTCTACTGCACTTAGGTTGATTTCTTTTTTCGCAAACAACGATATTTCATTTACTTTACTGTTTAAAATGACTCTATCAGAATTTAGAAAAATCTGTGCTCCGGTGTATTTGGTAGAGTCGGATGATTCTGTTGACCGTAGGTGCGCTATAGTAGATTTGGTTGCGGGGTCAAGTACTATTTTTTCATCCACTACCATCCAAAAACTACTTTTATCTTTATTGATATCTTCGTAGGTTAATCCGTATGGACCCCCAGCAACAGTTTCGTTAGTACCATCGTTATTAATATCAATAGATGTAACCTTATTTGGACTTTGCCCAACCGAAAATATTAGATTTGGTTGTGGTGATGCGGTATTTGGATTACTGAACAAACTAGAACCAAACCGAACAGTATTCCCAAATCGTCCTTGTATGATTAAATCACCTTCATTTGGACGAACCATACGAACTGCAGGATTTTCACTAAATTCATCACCCAAACTAAATTGTTGTTTCATTCCCCACGGACGATATGGAGTACCACCTTGTGCAGCAATTTGAGCTGCATCACTTCTATTGTCTGATCGAACTTGTGGCGAGAATCGTTCACTTAATCCTGGCCAAGAACTTTCCGTGGTTTTGTTTGTAGAATTAATTCTACGGGTATAAAACAATCTACCTAATGAATAAAACACCAATACTAGTTCGTTTTTTAACGGATATTCTCGTATACTGGAGTCTATCGGAGCTACCCAGTTTAATTTTTCTTTTGGAACACCACGGTCACCTGGAATGAATCGTACTTGCACCATACCTACATTACTTCCATCAGCTGCGTATTGTGGGTGTAACTCGTTTAGAATAACATCCTCAACTAATCCGTCTTGATATGGGGTTGGTTGTGATACAGCAAATCTTGGGAACTGTGAAGCTCCCAGTTGGTTGATATCTATGTTGTATGCAGTTGGTCCAAAAGATGACACTTACTTCTCCGCAAAAACATCATCCAAGTCCTTCACATCTTCTTGAAGGTCTTGGATTTCCGTTGTGATATCCTTAAGTAATGCTTCCTTCTCTGATTCTGATAGTAATCCCTCTAATGATGCGTTGGATTTGACCCCAACTGACACGATTCGTTGTGCAATTTGTGCGACACGAACCAAGTGTTCGTCATTTTTGACGTTCACTTCCAAGAATCCCTGCACAATTGGTCCAATCACAGCCGCATCTTCTGGAGTGCGAATGAGTTGGACCATTTTCATAATAAACGAGTTGATTTGTGCCCGTTTACTGTCAGTGTTTTTGTGTATTTCGGTGAAGATGTCGGCTAAACTCTTCCCATCATACAGTTCCGAATTGATATCCATAAAGACCCCCTAAAATCCTATATTATAAATAGATAGGATTTACTTTTTATATGAGAAATATGTAGTAGGGTCTGAAATATGTCCGTTTCGTCTAAATTCCCTCAACATCTTCAAAATTTGGGGTCGCATCTTGTTAATAACCTTCGTGATATGAGCAGTCTTATAATTGGTCATTTCCCTTACCATAAGATAGAGGGCCTTTTTGTTGAAATTGTCAATATTATCAATACGTTCGATGAGTTTAACTATCGCAGCTGCAATTTCCTTGTCTCGTTTCTTCTTAAAAAAGCGGTCAAGATTGAATTCCCAGTATTCTACCAACAGTTTTAGGAATTCCTTCATGTCTACTGTAGAATCCCGTGTTTCCGGCTCTACGACAAGCATTTCTTCCAAACTAAATGAATCTTCCGTTTGGTCTGAGAAGTACAGTACTCGTTTTTCTTCCTTATAGGAGTTATTATTGTGTAAAATCAAATAATTTTTAGCAATAACACTAAAATATGAAAACGCTTTACCCTTATCTTCAGTAAATTTATGAAGATTGATAACCAGAAAGGAGACTACCTGCGCTTTGATTTCATCGAAGGTACCCTCCATATATGGAAATTTGAACCGATTGATAACATTCTCTGCTAGCTTATCAAGCGGTCCTTGTATTTTACTTCTAAATAATTGTTCTCTTACATCTAAATCTTCAGATTTATTGTATGCGATTATTGCCTTTTCAGTTTCTTCTGTGAAATAGACCTTATCGTTCTTCTTCCTCGCTGGAGTTGTTGTCGCCATTACGTGTCTCCGTAACGAATGCGTATAATAAATCTACACATTCTACCAATTGTTTAAAAACATTTCCTACTTCGTCATCTTGTTCAAAGATTTGACGGTCATCAAAATGCCTCATCAGTCTTACAGTCGCATTTGTTCGACCATAA